CACCGTGTCGGTAAAATCCGGCAGGTCCCGGGCGGCGATGCCGAGCTGGCCGCCGGCGGCGGCGATCTGGGCCAGGCCGGCGGCCGAAATCGGGATGCGCCGGCTCATGTCCTTGATCGTGGCGGCGAACTTGACCAGGCCGTCGGGCTCGGGAAAGTCCACCACCTTGCGCACGTCGGCCAGCGCGCTTTCGAAGTCCATCGCCTCGCCGATGATCTTGCCGGCGCCGTAGGCTGCGGCCCCGAGGCCGATCATCTTGTTTTGCAGCTCTCCCAGGCGGGCCGCCGCGGCGCTCTTGCGGTCCATGATCCGTGCAAGGCGCTCCTGTTTGGCCCGCGTGGTGTCCAGGGCGCCGCCTAGCTTTTTGTACTCCCCGGCCAGGTCGCCGACTTTTATCCCGGCCTTGTCCAGCGCTTGCTCGCCGGCTCGCAGCGCCCCGCGCTGCTTTTCGATGGCTGCCGAGAGCAGGTCCGCCTTGACCCTGGCGTCTGCCATCGCCTTGGCCGCCTGAGAAGTCGGCGGGCCCGAGGCAAGGGCTTTTTTCAGCTGGCCGATCTCGCGATTGGTGGCGGCTAGCTGGCGACGGGAGACTTCCAGCGCCGCCCGGTCCTTCTCCACGCGCTCGATCAGGGCCCGCTGCGCGCCGAGGGTCTTGATCGCCGCCCCGAGCGTGCCAAGCTGCCGCTTGGCCCCGCCCAGGGCGGCGCGGAACCTGCCGGAAAGGCTGCCCTCGATGACGACGCCCAGCTTGATGTCCTTATTTGCCATGCGTCCTCACCGCTTGCGCCGGTAGATGTCGATTGCGTCCGTGGTCCATTGCGCCAGCTCTCCCAGGTCCATGTCCATCAGATCGCCGTAGCCCCACCGGGTATAGCTGTTGAGTATCAGCACGGCCCGGCGGGCCGCGGTCGGGCTCAGGCTAAAAAACCCTTGTAGGCCTCCTGCAGCCGGCCGTAGTCGGCCAGGTCCAGCTCCTCGATGACCGCCGGCGGCACTTCGCACAGCAAAGAAAAAAGCCGTATCTCCTGCTCGGCGTTTCCCTTGGCGGCCTTTTCGGCGGCCAGCAGGTCCCGCACCCTGGGCCGGCGCACGACCAGCCGGTCCACGCTGCGCCCGTCCGCCTGCACCGGGTGCTTCAGTTCGATCTCCATTGCGACACCTCCTTGCGTAAGGGGCGACCGGCCGGTCGCCCGTACCGGTCTCATCCGTCTTACACGCCGATGGCCTCGCGGATGGCCGCCAGGCGGTCCGCTCCGGCGATGGCCTCGATCATGTTGGCCGCGTCGATCTCGATGAGCGTCACGCCGTCGCTGTCGTACTTATAGTAGCCGCAGGCCACGGCGACCTTCATCGTCGTCTCCTCGCCGGCCTTCCAGCCGCCGCCGTCGATCTCGCGCCAGCGCCCGCGCACCGTGATCTCCACCGCCGTCACCGTGCCGGCGGCGTCGTCGGCCTCCAGCGCGCCCTTGAAGCGCAGGGTGACGCCGGCGTGGTCCGTCAGGCCCCAGAGCTTGAGGATCTCCTCGTTGTACTCCTTGAGGGTGAACTCGCACTCCATCTTTTCCAGGCCCATGTCGATTTCCACGGGCGCGGCCATGCCGCCGGCGCGAAACTCCTCCATCTTGCGCGTCAGCTTGGGCGGCACCAGCTCGGCCACCCGGCCCGCGTAGCCCCGGCCGTCGACGACCAGGTTGAAATTTTTCAGCACTCTCGGAATCTGCGCCATCAGATCACCTCCTCAAAGTAGTCGTTGACCAGCCGGCTGCGGAAGGTCACGTGCTCGGCCGGCGCCGGCGGGGTGAAGTCGAAATCGAAGTACACCCGCCCGGCGGCCAGCTCGGTGGGCGTGTTCAGGTCCTTATCGGCCCAGCAGGTCCCGCCGAGGATCGCGCCGATCGCTTTCAGGTGCGCCAGGTAGGCGTTGACGCCCTCGACCACGTCGGCCAGGTAGGTGCGGGTGATGTTTCGGTCCACGGCCCACAGGTGGGCGCGCAGCAGGCTCTCGTTGATCATGTCGGCCGTGCGCACCACGGACAGAAAGGCCCACTTGCTGTCGCTGCTCAGGGTGCGGTTGCCCCAGAGGCGATAGCCGTCCTGGCGGATGATGGTGGCCACGTTGGCCTCGTTGAGCAGGTTGGCCCGGGCGTTGGCGTCGCCCAGGGCGAAATCCACGTCGCGCGTGGTGCCCACGATGCCGTAGATCTCGCGGTTGCTCGGGCTCCACCAGAAGCCGCGCTCCGCGTCGCTCTTGGCGATGATGCCCGCCACGCGGGCGCTGGCCGGCTGGGTGACGATGTCGCCGTCCGCGTCCAGCACCTTGACCCCCGGATCCACCACGTACACCCGCTTGGAGCCGAAATCCCCGGCCCATTCGATAGCATCGGCGTCGTTGGTGTCCGGCCCGTCGGCGATGATCACGGCCCGCAGCCGGTCGGCGATGCCGAGCAGCTCGGCCACCACCGGGTTGGCCACGCTGGCGATGCTCGCCGTAGCCGCCGCCCCCGTCCCGCCGCCGCCGGTGAAGGTCACGGTGGGCGCAGTCGTGTAGCCGTAGCCGCCCTTGCTCACGGTGACGGCCGTCACCACGCCTTCGGCCACGGTGGCCACGGCTTCCGCCCCGCTGCCGTCGCCGGTGAACACCACTTCCGGGGCGCTGGTGTAGCCGCTGCCGCCGTTGCTGACGGTCACCGCGCTGACGCCTTTGGGCCGATCCGCGGTGAACCCCGGCGCGCAGAGGATGCGCGGGGCGAAACCCACCACGCTCTCGGCGCCCAGAAAGCACTGCACCCCCTCGTAGGCCCCGGTGGCGCCGTCCACCCCGCCGATCACGTTGGCCATCGCCTCGGCCGCGTCGGCGCCTTCGTCCACCCGCACCACGATCACCACGGCCCCGGCCTGGTCGAAGACGGCGTCGATGGCCTCGGGCAGGGTGCCTTCGCCGTCGCCTACCGTGTCCAGCTTGGCGGCCTCGACCCGGTTGCCGGCGATCAGCACCGGCGTGTTGAGGGGAAACGCGGCGGCATCGGCGTCCGGCGCCGTGCCGATCAGGCCGATGACGCTGGAGCGCACTGTCTGGATGCTGCGTGCGCCCTCGTCGATCTGGATGACTTCTACGCCGTGCAAAAATGTTTCGCTCATGGCTTATTCCTCCTTGGCCGCCGTCTTGGGGCGCCCGTGTTCGGTTTTGGCTTCGACCACCGCCGCCTTGGGGCGCCCGTGTTCGGCTTTGGCTTCGACGACCGCCGCCTTGGGGCGAACGGGCCCGGTTGCGGGTTCTCCGGCCGCCCCGGCCCGGACGACCTTGCCGCTCAGCAGCATCCACTTGGCCTGGCGGGCGGTCAGCGCCACCCGGCCGCCGGCCGGTATGGTGCGGCCCGCATGGCGGATCGGCTTCAAGACAACGTATTCGGATGTGGACATGGCGCCTCCTAATGACTGTGGTGGTTGGTGTTGCCGCCGGCGTCGATGACGCTGCCGGTGGCGGTAATGTTTCCGGTAACGGAAAGGTCGCCGGTCAGGGCGAAAGAGCCGGTCATGGTGCCCTTGGTGGCGCCGCCCGCGGCGGCGACGTTGACCGCCGGGGCGGTAAGCGTCAATCTGGTCCCGGACGATACGGCCACCGCCCCCGCCGCGCTGACGGTCGCCGCGCCGCCCACCTGCACGGTGGCGTCGCCGGATAGCGAGACGTTCGCCGTGCCGGGGCAATCCACCGCAAGCAGCGACTGCCGGCGGTCGTAAGAGATGCGCATGCCGTCGGCGAAGCGGATGGTGCGCACCGTCGGCGACGTCTCCGGCGCCGGCCGGGCCGCCTGATAGATCGCCGGCAGGCAAACGGCCTGGGCCGGGTCGCCGCAGGGGCTCAGCAGCAGCACCTGCTCGCCGACCTCCGGCGCCCACCAGTCGATGTCGTCGGCGGCCCGCCGCGTCAGCCAGGGGATCCAGCCGGTGAGCAGCTCTCCGCTTTGCACCCGCACCCGGGCGCCGGAGTAGTCGGCCGCGGCCACGGTGCCGAGGCGCAGCAGGTTGTCCAGGCGGCGTTCCAGCTCGGCCAGGCGGAAGTCGGTGGGCTCGGCGTTCACGTTCACGGATCTTCCTCCGGCTCCGGCGGTCGGCAGACCGGGATATAATCGTCTTCGTGGCCGGCGCCGATCTCGGGCGCGAAGCCGAGGTAAAGCGATTCG